AGGACCTCTTACAACTGGTGTAGCCGTTATTATCCCAACTGAAGTATTCGCTAACTCATATTTTAAATTTAATTTAACATCTGGATATTTAAATACTTGAAACCCAGTTCCTTGGTCAGTAAACTTAATATAATCTTTTCTATTAAACTCAGTTGTTATAGTTCCACCAAGACCAGCATTTGTTAGTCTAAATGAATCATCATTTAATTTAAGGATATGATAAAAATTAGAAGTTGTAGTAATACCTGTAGATGTGGATAATCCTGAGATGGTTGTTGGTAAAGTTGAACCAATACCAACTGCAGTAGAATACACAACTCTATCACCATTATTAAATCCATGATTATCAAAATGGACTGTATTTGTTATAGTATTGATTCCTGTTGGTTTAACAAATACTTGTCTATTTTCATATCCAGTTCCTCCATCAATAACTCTTATATCTTTTAGAGTTTTTTCATCATTGAATAGTTTAAACTTATGAATTCCAATTTTATTAGTTGTAGTAAATCCAACTGTATTAATACCAGAGTTATAGTCCGATAATGTTTGAAATAGTTTTATTGTGCTTGTATTTACAACTTCAGGATAGTATGTTGCAGCATTTACAAGAGTTGTAGTACCAACTCCTACAATTGAAGTACCTGCATCATTTCCTACTGTTCCAATACCTAAAGGTGGATTATTATTACGATCATAAACTAAAGGTTGACCACTTACAATATTATGTCTGTCTTGAAATGTAATAGTTTCATTTACATTGTCTACACCACCAGATTCTGTCAATAATCTAGCATCAAAGGTAATTTCTCTTTTTCTCTCAGATAATATTGGTTCTAATATTGCTCCACTTCCATTTCCACCCTCTATCGTTACTGAAACAACTTTTTGTATATCAAAATCTTGTGGATCTACCTGAACATCAACGACAGTACCATTAATAACAGGTCTAATTAAAGCTGTGGTGCTACCAGCACCAGGTCCTGATAAAGTAATACTTGGTGGTGTTATCACATCATAATTTGAACCACCATTTAATATTTTTACATCTTCTAAAGGTCCAAAAAATATTTTATCATCTGATTTATAATTTCTTATCTCAACACCATTTATCAACATGCCAGTTGTACCTGGTGTAGTTTTTACATTAGAAGAGTTAGTTATACTTGGATTTAATGGAAACTTTTTAAGTAATTTTTGTGCTGCGACTTGCTGCTCAACAGTGCCAACTAATGAAAAAGTATGAGTTCCAGATCCTGCAGGTAATGATTCAAACTCTTCATAATCAGAGATAGGTATGAATGAACGAGATAGATATAATCTTATCTGGTTTGCATTTGATAAAACTTCAACAAAATAATTACCCTCTGGTAAACCTGGTAATACAGTTCCTTGTGCTGTATAAAATATTTCATCTCCAGTTATAAATGGAACTGGATTTGGAAAAGATAAAATATTATATTTAAGTGTATTTGGATTATAACCAGATTGCGGTAATTCAACTCCTGCTACCGCTTGAGGTAAAACAGATTTAGGTAAAGAAGCAGTTATTTGATAAGATGGTAATGAATTTGATGCTACATAAAAATCAACATCAGAGTCATTATATACATTTGTTATATCTGATGTTAATATGTTTTGACCAAAATCTATATCAGCAATCGTTGTTGAGGCACGATTTATAACTCTTCTTAAGTCATATTCACGGTTAGGATCTGGTAATAGTGTAATATTCGGTTGATTTATTAAATTATTAAGAGATATTGTTTTTGTTGGTTTATCAATATTTGCAACTGTACCAGTTGCGACTTTTGTTTCTTCATTTCTAAATAAAATTTCTATATTATCTCCAACTTTCAAACTAGACTTATCAATATCATCTGTAAATAAAACTATATTAGAACCTGATATATTTTGAATTAAAAATCTGGAAGAAGTATTATATATCCATGAATTTGCAAATATTTGTTTTCTAGACTTATTCTCAGTTGGATTTAGTATTTTCTCACCAACATTTCTAACAGTTATTTTTTCACCCTCTGTCAAAAGACGAATATCTGTCTTTGGAACAAATTTAGATAAAACACCAGTTAATCTTAATTCAACTTTTTTACTTAAATCCCCACCTTCATATCCAAAATAGAATTCATTTGATCTAACATCATCAGTTGTAGATATTATTCCAACAATATTTTCACATTCAAAAAATTGATTAACAGATTTACTATTATAGTAAATATTTGTATTCATTCCAGATACCAAAGTACCTGTAGCACCAAAACCAACTGTTGAATCAACTGTTATAACAGAAGATCCAATTGCAACATCACCAATAGCCTTTGTTTTGCCAGGAATATTAAAAGTTCCTTCAATTAAGTCAACATCATTAAATCCAACAAACAATGCAATCTTATAATATACCTTTCCCTTTCTTGTAAGTGGTTCAACTTCGGAAATTGATGCTCTTGTTGCACTATCAGTAGATTTTATTATTGTTTGTCCAACTAAGTTTGCTGGATTGCCAGATATAGCCTCTGCAAGAACAATTTCTCTACGTATATACTCTGCAGATGATGGTTTTATTAAATATTGCTCTAAATCGACAATTTTAGGTGTTTCATTATATAAAACATTAAATAAAATTCTAAATGACTCTTCTGTACCTTTTGATTGATAGAGAGATTTAGAATTTTTAATAAAATTGCTTACATCAAGATTATTAACAAATTTTGAGTTTTCTAAACCAGGTGTAAGTAGTTTTTTTGTTTTTTTATAAAATTCTTTTAAAAATAAAGCACTTAAATTTACGACGGTAGCATCATTATCATGATTTATTGCTGATGAATCAGTAAATACTAATTCTTTCGGATTATTAGGTGCGTGATAAGTTGTTATACCACTAAAACCACGAATACATCCAGTAAAACTGTTAGTTGTAATACCTGTATAAGTTATTACCTCATTTTCAATTTTGAAAAGACCATATTCTTTGGGAAATCCCTTGGTGCTACTAACATTTACGGTTGTTGCAGTTGTTGTAATACCACTTGTTAATTTTGTCTCTCCTACAACTACTTCTGGTGTTAAATTATCTAATTTTATATATTGATCTAAATTATCAGTCAGGTCAATAGGACCTCCCTGATATTCCTGAGAGATATAATACTGTTTTAAGAAATCTACTGCCTTTGGACTTTCAGATAATAAAAACTCTGGTATTTGGTTTTCAATTATCTGTTGGACTTTGATTCTTTTATCAATTCCAGTAGTTATCATACTATCCTCTTACCAAAGCTCCGTTTGTATAACTTGATGTGACTTTATAACCGACACCTGATATCTGCTCTCCAGACGTAATTGTGTCTTTAACCATATTTATAGAGCTATCTCCAACAGCAAAACTCAAATATAAATCTTTTAATCCAATAATATCATTTGACTCAGGAAATGCCTGAATTTCAATAATATTATTTGATCTTTGTGTTGAAGTTATATTAACAGTTGAAATTATAACCTCACCATGAACATAATCGACAACTCCTGCGGATGCAACAACCAATTGACCTTGAGATAATTCTACATCACCTTTAACTATTGCGATAACACCTTTACCACTTCCATCCAAAGTTCCATCATTATTTTTATTTGGAATATCGGTAAAATATACCATATCAGTTTGACCCTGAATGGTAAAACCAGTACTCTTTATGTTTTTACCCTCTGGGTTAATATGGAATCTGTTTCCATAGCAAAGTTCATACTGTGCAAATTGATTAGTAAGTGCTCTTAAGTTTCTTCTTATAATAACTCTTGTTATATTAGATGTAATAGCATCATCTATGTTATCAATAACATTTAAAACTTTACTATACTTGAATCTTCCACCAAATTTGTTAATATCAGTTGTTGAACCATAAGTCAATAATCCATTTGTTACACTTGTCTTTAATTCTGAAACAGTTGTTACTTTAGATACGTCATAATATACAAAAGATTCGATTTCAACGTATAATAATTTAAGATCAAGTATTTTTTGATTTATACCTGCAAGTGAATATCCTTTTAAACTTGATAATATTGCACGTTTATCAAAATCAGATACGAATTCACCATTTTTTGGTTTGATTGTTATAAAAACTGTTCCAAACTCTGGAGGATCTAATTCTTCTCCCCCTACAACCGATACTGATTCGGTATTTGGATATATTTGTTGTATGACTGACTCATAATCCCTTGCTGTAACTGCTCTGTACTGTGAAGAATAGAGTCTGGGTGCAAAATACTTAATAGAGTCAATTGACTCAATATTACCCCCATTAGCTGCCGCTGATTCCGTTGTAATGGGTGGTGTGATTATTGGTAAAGAGATTTGATTAGAAGATGATACAACACTACCTGCATAGGTAAAAGAAGCAGGACCGTTACCATCTACACCATCTGTAGTGATATATGAAACGGTAATTACTGAATCATTTTCTAATTTTTTACCAAATACACCATCACCAAAAAGAAGTTCATATCTCTCATCGGTAATTTCTTGTATAAGATACGTTTCTGATATATCAGTAATGTTCAATATATTATCAACTTTGCGATATTCTTTTCCTAAACCAGTATCTGATGACCCTTTAATATAAACTTTAATGGTTGAAGTGTCAATAAATGAATTTTCAAGTATGAATCTTTGATCAAGAGAACCATCAACTGTAAATGACTTTGTTAAATAAGTTCCTTGATATACAACTATGCTATTAAATGAACCTGTGCTACTTATTATATTACCACTCGTATCAGTTTGTTGTGTTGTAACAGTTGTAATTGTTTCTGGAATAGAAAAAACATAAGATGAATTATCTGATGTCCCCACACATACTAGACCTGCCTGAAGAGTTAGAGTTGGTGTATTGCTTGCAGTAGTGACATCAAAAGAAACAGTTGCTTGAGCAGCAGTTCTCGATCTAGGTACATAACCTATATTTCTAGCTAATGATACAACGTTTTCACGAACAGTTGCAGAATCTAAGAATGATTCATTCACAATCATATTCGAGTTGAATGCTGTAATGTAAGTATTATATGCTAGAGTGTCTATTAAAACAGAAAAGTTTGAACCTTCAAAGTCAAAATCAGTAAAATCTGAGTTTGCACGGATATAATCCTTGATTGAGGTTTTTATTTGATCGAAATCTAGGTTCGTAAACTTAGTAAAAGGCATTTATCTTGTTGCTTCGAGAATGAATGTAAATTCTTGTGTAGGATTTTCTTGTCCAATTATATTAAAAAACACTGTGACCTCAAATTCATTTAAATCTGGTCTTGGCTCTACCTCAACTGTAACATTTTCAATCCGTGGTTCAAAATTTTCAAGTGTAATTAGTATTTGGTTCTGAATTACTGACGCAGTACCAAAGTCTACAAAGTCAAATAGGCTATCACGTACCTCAGATCCTAAAACAGAGTTAAAAAATCTTTCTGTTGGGATAGTCTGAACTAAATTTCTTACAGACTTCTTGATTGCGTTCTCATTTTTGAGAATTGTGAGGTCTTTAGTGACTGGATGAGGGGTAAAAGACAAACTTATGTCCTTAAATGCCCTTGATATCCTCTTTATTGCCATTTAAACAGGTGTTTTCCTGTTTTATTTATGACACTTTTTTACAGAATGTTATTATTTATCCTGATTGTCGTTCAAATTGGTATTTACCACTGAATAATCCTCTTCTAACACTTCTTTTAGATAAGATTTGTCCCAATATTTGTAATAATCTGTTTTTGAAAGTTTTTTTCTTGCTTCTGTTAACTCATTTCTTGGTTGACAAAGCACTAAATTGTATTTTCCGTTACTTGTTTGAACTCCTTGTATGTAAGTTTTCTTTTTTTGATGATCTGCAATGAATTTAAAGTCAGAATAGTTACGATTATAGTCATCAACCGCATCATATAGAAAATCTTCACTAATATTATCTTCTACAACGTAAATAACCACATCATAATTAGGATCTGGCATGATTTGGCTTAATTTTTCATCAATAATTGCAAAATTTGCCTTTGATGCATAAGGACATATTGCAAAATTACCTAATTCTGGTCTAACTTTTGATAATTGACCAATCCAATGTAAAATATATCTACTCTTCTCGTCTTTCATCGGGTGTTGTCCAGAAATAATCGTCACAATCACCTAAACGACCCCAGTTTACATCATTTTCTACCTCAAAAATTCTTGTTGATACCTTGAAATCGGGTGTTTTGACCTTTTCGGGTGTCATTGAGGTGTCATAGATGCGACATCGGTTGTTTGGATAGAGTGCAAACTGCCCATTTCTTAATTGAATAAGGTTAAATGACTTATGTTCATCAGGCATTTCACTTGTAGAGGCATCTATTTGGTCAAAATCACCATGATAGTTGTCTAAAGTGCAAATATACTGCCCTTTTTGGTTGCCAAAGTGTCTTGTACGCAGTTCCCACTCCATTGGTGCGACAAATTGCTTCACAATTACAGTAAAATCATAGTCCATACAGTTCCAAAACTGTAAATTGACCAAATCCATGTCAGGATCAGGTGTTTTTGGAGATGATAAAAACGCAGATATCGGTAATTTATCGTACATTGCACCATATTCTGGTAAATATGTCTCAAAATAAAAAGCACGACCTTGTATTGATTTCGCAGTAACCCATAAACCCTCTACAAATTCACCATGACCCGATTGAAAGTCAGTTAGATATTCTTTTCTTACCCATACCTTCTTTGTAGGTAGGTTTGCTATGTAGTTTGCCATGTATCAAAAAAGTTTGAAATTTCGTATCCGTCTAATTTTGCTTTATAGTCTGATGATTCTCCCAAATAGAAGTAATCAAACCCAAGTCTTTTATATAGTGCGATCTCACTCTTATTTGCAATATGTCCAAGACCTAACTTTTTATTCTTATAATTCCATGCGAACTGGTCAGCCCATACACTATTCACACTCTTAAAACGATATGCAAGAGTAAAGGCAACTAATTCATTTCCATCATAGTATCCAATCACATCAGAATGAGGAAGTTCAAACTCCTCAACGAAGATTGGCACAATATCTTTGAACTTTTTATAAGTTACATATTGTTTGTATATTTCTAAACAACGGTTAAAAGAAGAACCATCGAGAATACGATAGTTATGATACTCTTGATAGTTTGTGTCTTTTAATCGAATGCGACAAAACATTATTTGCCTTGTCCTTTGTATCTCTTTCGAGCCGAGTTACGGGCGGTTGCCGAGTATTTTGTATGCTTTCCTTTTCCTTGTCGAGTTTTTTTCGGACGGGTTTCGATTGTATTACCCATGCTAAATGTTTTTGCCATTAAATTTCCTCTTCTTTTACATCAGTTACGAGATCGAGTGGATGCGGTGTACCAGACTTGAAGAACTCATCTGCCAAGTCCTGCATCTTATCCATGTATTCTTCTTCAGTAAGACCTTCTGCAAGAATCTTACCTTCATAAGAGATACTATATAACTCTTGTTTTTTCATGTCCTACTCTGATACGTGGGTCACACATGATGCGGAATCCTGCCTCTTTTGCGTCTAGACAGAATGAGACATCTTCTCCGCACATATCTTGAACTGCTCCAGATTCAAATATTTGCATCTTCGGAGCAAACCAAGGATAAGGCATCTGAGGGTCTTCAAAAACACCGTGTTTAATCAGTAACCATCCGAAACCTGCATAATCAACTGTGAATGGTTTCTTTCTTTTTGCAATGGAATCAAGTGTTTCATGATTCATCACTCCACCATTACCCTTGAAGTCATCTTCATCTAACCAGTGAGCGACCGAAGTTGTTCTTCCATCTTCTGTACAATACCAACCAGATGCAATCTTTTCGTCCATTAAAACAAGTTGATAGAACTTCTCAACATTAAAAACAATATCTGAGTCAATCCATAACTGGTAATCATACTTTAACTTACCATCCCAAGGTAACTGGTCAGGACCTCGAAGAACATTTGCACCAAGACACTTACATCGGGCAAAATTTACCATTGATGAATAATCTTGTGATATCTGAATACTTGCTTTATTTTGAACTAAGTCAAAGCATAGTGTCACAAAGTTCTTTAGAAATGTATATGATACTCCTCGACCTGGCAAACAGAATACTACTGTCTTACCTGCTATCATTCTTTTTGCTTTATCGTAATCCCATTCTGGTGTTTCTGCCTGTTTTTTTGCTTTTGCAGCAGCTGATTTAACAGTAAATCCTTTTGCCATACTAATGTTCAATTATAATTATATAATACACTATTATCTATACGTTGTCAATAAGAGTGTTCTTCTACTTTACCTTGTATACATG